CTCTAATGTTTTAGCTCCTTCCTCAAGACAAGAAAATCTGAAAGCACATACAGCCCACATAAAACATGCGGGGATTTGCTGTCAAAAGATCCAATGTCCAAAGAAAAGGCATTAGGGTGCTTATTCAAACGCTTATAAAGCAAATCAAACCCACAGAAATATGTTGATTTACCAACAAATGACCATGTGTTAGATTTGCAAAAACGCTCATTAAAATCTCCAGACAAACGAGCCAAACTAATGGAATGTTCAGCTGGAGATGCAGTAAACGTACGCAGTTTTGGGACCGGAAGATCTAATTTCTTAGAACTCCGAAGTTCCTGCTTCACTGAGCAACGCCACCACACAGGAGGACAATCATCAGTGGCGGAATAAGTCCAAAAGTCATTCAATACTTTGGGTCCAATTCCATCCAACCAACGTTGTTTATTGGGATATCCAGATCGTGACCATGGATACCCAGCAGAAGTCTGTTTTTCGCAGTTAAGTATAGCCTTTTCCAAAGGCCATTCTTGACTACAATTGCAGGCATAGAAATGACGCTCCATCCACGTAATTGCCAGGGCCAGTATAGCACTACTTTGCTGTGACAATTGCGGTAATGTAGAATCATATTTTGAACAAGACAAATAACCACTTTCTACGGTGGCATTTGCCCAACGGTATTGGTCATCACATTTCAGGCCTTTTGTTTTAAGAAAAGCTGTGAAGTGTGAATCGGTAATAGTACGTATTTTATATTGAACTGAATTTACAACTCGGCCTACAAAAGCAAAACTTTTGTTGGTGAAGTACTGAAAAAACAATTCAGATGGTCTCATACTCTTTGGTACAACCTTACAGTCATAACGATTATAATGGTTGATCAAATCGTAAAGGCCCCACCAAGAGCTTACTGCTCCGGTGGGGTTTGCAAAAAATTTTGAACATTTTTGCGAGACACATCATCAACATTGAAAATATGAGCATAATTTTTTGAACCATCAGTTGCCCGATGCATTCCCAAAACATGCCCAAAATCATCAACAATAGGTAACCCACAATCACCAATGACTGTGGCACAAGTATGTGACCCCCCATCAAGGTAATCCCCCACTGACAGTTTCCCATCAACATGAAAGATATACGCTTTACAGGGGAATGATCGCTTACTCAGGGTCAAACCAGTAATACCAGTAAGAGTACTTGAGAAAGCTATCATATCTCCGTATTGAGCCACGGGTAGCTTTATCCATTTCCCATCTTCCATCAAAATTTGAGTCTTATCATTAAACTCAACCCAAATTTTCTTGGCAGTGGGGTTTTCAGTTACAGTATGTAAATTGAAATTAATCCGATTCCAAGC